GGATTTCTGTCTTTTATCCTTTTTCCACTGGAGTGCTTGTTTAAAAGCATCGTGGTTTTCGGGTTGACTATTATTGTCACCCTTTTGGTTTTTCTGATGGCCATTTGGCCTTTCATCATTTTATCTCTTTATTGGTTCTTGCCAGCCCCATTGGTGGTTTTTGGCGTTGTTTCCAATATGCATTTGTTATCTGCATTTGTTTTCTTTTGGCTGTTAATTTGCACTCGCTCCTTTATCAGGAACGAGTACAATTTGATAGTTTCTGTTGGTCCTAAGTATGCGCTTTGGTGTGATACCAATGCCGCATGGCACAACCTGGGTGTCGCCCCTGTCACTTGGTGCGCAGCCTTGTTTGATCTGGACGATGACAGGTTGTTGGGACAATTCCAATCAAAAATTTTGATGTGCTTTGTTCCAGATGGCTCATTTGCCAATTACTTTGAATTGACCAGCATGGTTTGGTCCAGGTTCATAGTCATTATTCATGATCAATTGCTTCCTGGTCCAAAAGTTTGGCTCCTTGTCGTGCTATGGAGTGTGAACTTCTTTATTGCTCTTTACTTTAAGCCCCTCAAAAAAATCTTTTCACTTTCAAGGTACTATGTCGTTCTTGTTGTTGCAATATTTTCACTCAACCCAGGCACCATCATATTTACGGTGGGAGTCGTGTTTAATTGCCTAGTGGTGTTTGCCTCCCTCTTTTCCACTGAGTTCGTGGAGCTTGTCAGTTGGCAACTCACAGCTGTTGCAGTGGATTTGGCAAATATTATGGTAGAATGGAATTTTGTGTCTCGTAAATACATGACTAAGTCTGGATTTAGGCCCAAGGCCAACAGCAGTGGCTTTGTTTCTGTTATGAGAAACACTGTCTCAAAGTTGGCCATAGTTGTCAGTGATTTAGGATTGCCATCCTACATTTTAGGTGGCAATCACAGCTATGATGCTGACCATGTTCAGACGACGCTGGACATTATGAAGGATGCTGGGTGGCCCATTAATGTGGAACTCAATGACCCCTCTCGGTTTGCATCATCCTCAAAGTATGCTTCTTGGTTAGTTGCTGGAACTTCTTGGCAACAAGGCATCCACAATCGGAAGATGTATGTTGACCACAACCTAGATCCTTTGAGAGTGAAAGCTGTGGAATGGAGGAGGACTGAAGAGTACCGTACATACACAAACGAGCAAGAATCGATAGCTCGGTACTTCAAAAGTCCTCGCTATAATTACCCAGACCTTGATGTCGAGGATGTTTGGTTTTTGCTTGGCGACATCTTCAGGAATTCTCGCATAACCCCCATGAATTACATTATCAAAATGTGGGAGAAGAAGTACGCATTGGGATCGTTCATGGTTGACCCGCAAAATCCTAAGAAGAAGTATTCCCGGTGGAAGTTCATTTCAACCATTGGTTATAAGAACTTTAAGGAACTTTGGAGGCGCACGTTTGAACTGGCGCCTTTGCTAGCCCCTGTTGCTCATGTGTCTGTCAAAGATGAAGCCTTGCCTGCCAAGAAATTTTTAGCAGACAAAGTGCGAACTGTTGTTGGATCTCCCCTTGGGCAATACATAATGTCAACAGTTTGGAACTATTCACCTAATCATAACTTCAGGTGGGTTACCACTCCCATCAAGGTGGGCATGCCCTTAAATGGCTATTGGATGAATGAAGTTTATTCAAATCATTCACGATGCCAAATACATTATGCAGGAGATATGAGTGAGTTTGATTCCACTCTTAGTGGCAATGTCTTGTCACTTATTTCTGCGGTGCGCAAAAAGGGCTTCGAGCACCACAAAGATAGGGACAGGATTGCAACTTTGATTGACATTAACTATGAACAGGTTTCTCGCCAACTACTCAACACCACGTCTACTGGAGATGTTTATGCAAAGGGCACCGGGTTGACGACTGGTCATTCATCAACCAGTATGGATAATTCCATTGGGCTTGTCACACTTTACCTTCTTGCATGGAAAGAGCTGACAGGATTGTCTGCCAAAGAATTCAAATTTTACAATGAACTCTCATGTTTTGGAGACGATCATCTGCTTAGTATGGCAGGCAATAAGCCCGCCTCTTGGAATTTTAGGTCCATCCAAGCTGTCATGCGTCGATGGGGTGTCATTAACAACCTTGAGGCATCAGGACCTTTAGCCAACCTTCCGTTCCTTTCAAAATGGGCCAGGTTGCCAACCCCAGCTGATATTGCCGATTTTAAGAAGGCAGGTGTGACCCACCCCAAGTTTGCCATTGTGCATGACCGGGAAAGATTGATTGGCAAGATGGTTTCAAAGGTCAAGTCTATGGATTCTTTGTATCGTCTTAAAAGGCTGGTCAGTTACATGGCTCTGACTGCACATCATCCAGATGTTTACCAAACCCTTCACACCCTTGTCACTAGAAGTGCCACATTCAAGGCACATCTTAAATCACCATCAAACCCAAAGGGTATTAGTGTGCCGTCATATGAAAAAGTTGTGTCTGATTGGTACAAGCCTGACGCCAAATTCCCGGAAAACATGATTGATGAGGTGGAAGAGACCTACAAAGCAGATTCTTCTATCATTGCCTATGGGGCAATAACACCTTTAGATTCATTTCTTGGTGCTTTGGCTTTATTTCCTGATTTTGTTAACCCGGCCATCTTTAATTTTGGTTATATGGCCACAGCCCAAAGCAAACTTCATAAGCTTGTTTCTTGGCCAGTCCAATTGATAAGTGTTGCCAATGGCACTTCTGGTGTCGCTGAAACCAATTATATACTCCGTAAAACCGTGTATGAATTCCTCGATCCTTCCCTGTGCTGTTATGTGGACCCTGCAGTCAATTCGACCACTCTGTTGTTCAGGCACTGGGTGTTTCTGACTGTTAAGGGGATGTTCAGTTTTAGGGTGACCGACTTTCCGTTCATGTCTGCTGTCAGAAAAGTTGCCCAAGTTCAATTTGCCATTAATGGCATGATGCAATATGAGACAAAAAGGTTTTCTATGCAAATTTTTGAACTTGTTTTGATAGCACTTTTGGGTGTGTTGCACACTCCAGACATGCTTTCTTGGGTTGGACTTGTCCGCTTGCCTGACATGAACAAGATAGTCGAACAGCTTTTATTTGTTGTCCAGGCTCAATTCTGGAGCGCACTCCCGCCAAACTATTCTGACGTGAATATGCATGTCAAGAGTTTGAAGGATGGTAAGGTGGTTGTCGTCAGTGCTCCAACTGGTTCTGGCAAGAGCACAGCTTTCGTCAAGCACCTTAGCCTTTTAGTTGGTCATGAATATAACAAAATCATTGTTATTGAGCCCAGGTCCTCCATTGTTCAAACAGTTGTCCCCTATGTAAATGTTGCATTGTCAATGGGTGCTAGTGGTTGTACAACTGGTATGGAACTTGATGCAGAGTGCAAAGTGTGGTATGTCACTGCCCAAGAGGCATTATTGCACCCTTCCTGGCTCAGAACCGAAAGGGGTCGTAATCTTGTTGTGGTGGATGAATGCCATATATCAGAACCAGCATATGATCTTGTTAAAGACATACTGCTGAAAAATCAATGTCCGTCCATTTGGGTTAGTGCCACACCAAACTTTTCCCAGTTGCCCCTTGATAGGGTGGTCGACATCCCACTTGTCTCTGCTCGTTTGTACAATGTGCACACCTCTGATGTTCAGAATGACCTTGTAACATCACTTTCAGAATTCAACCGCTCTTATAAGGCGGAGGTTATCTCCACCATTTATGAGCGGCCTGCGAACTCTGTAATGCTTGTGTTTTGCACAACATTAGCGATGGCTCAAGATTTGTCTGCTTTGTGCCCAAGACAAAGTTTTGTGCTGAGTTCAGGCACTAAACAAGTGCCTGTGTTGCCCAATGGGTGTGTCATATTTTCTACTAGCGTTGCCGATGTTGGCATCACTCTGCCTGATGTTGACTTTGTCATGACGTCAGATATTGGCTTCACTGTATTACAATCTTTGGGCGAAGCCAGCCTGACTTATTTCAGACTGAGTGCAAGTGACTTAACCCAGCGAGCTGGCCGTACAGGCCGCACCAATAATGGCGCTTGTCTGATTTTTAGAACGCCTAGAGCAAGGTTTATCAAGGACATCACAGATATCAAGTCATCCACTAGTGTTTTCGATTTACTTGCTAGCGGCATTCCATTGGAGTACATTCTAGAAATGCGTAGACCCCAGCTAATGACACTTTTGGGCCTTGACGATGTTGACCCTAAGAGGGCTGACGCCACTCTTGATTATAGTTTGCAGCAACTTGAGCTTTATCGCTCTAATTTGGAGCCCCTCCTGAAGGAGAGAGCCAAATTGCTGGACATTGGCACTAATGATGGGTCTCCTGCTGGTGTTATTGACACTGGCAGGATGGGACTCTTGAGGTCCCATTCCACAGTCTCCGCCAGTGACATGATCAGGTCTATTGTCAATGTTGCTAGGCATTTGGGCCTTCGCAACACTGCCAACGAGTCTGAAAGGCTTGTGCATGAGGAACACATACGTGACTACTCCCAGTTTCTGCTGGGTAATGTTCGAGCGAAGATGCCGTTTCCTGATCCTGACCTGGGAGAATGGGGTATGGACCCCCAACCTCCCAGTTCAGACTGGTGATTGGCTGATCGCAACATATTTTAAGGTACTGCCACCTGATGAGCACCTCAGAAATGGTTTATAGACCATAGTGGCATGAGTTCTCCAAAGAAATCATCTTCTGCTTCGCAGAGTCCACCTCCGGGGTCTTACCCGGAGAGCACACATGTTAAGGCGACACATAGTGTTGTCTCTACTTCCGTTGCAGTTAAGGGAGAAATTGAATCTATTCTTGCTGCTGTTGATAAGAGCTCTTGTAGCTTTCAAAACACATCGTGTTTTGCTATTCCCAAGGACAGCTGGGCTGTCTTGGAGGACAAGCTTAAAGCAGTTGTTGCTGAAGGTAGCACAACTGTCTCCACATCTGAACTTGTTGAACTTCAAAGGGAGTTATCTCTCCTTAGATTGAAGGCCAATGATTTTAAGACTCAAGAAGAGCGATTTGCATATGCCGAAAAAGAATTGCTCAATGCCTTGACTGAAGCGCAATCAAAGTTTGAAGCAGCTTCTGCGGAAGGCAAGACCGCCAAAGCTGAGCTTGAGTCTGTTTCTGCCAAATTGAAATCTGACCTTGCTGATGCCCAGAAGGTCAAAGCTGAATATGAGTCAGCGATAAAATCTGCCAGGGCTAATGCGGATGCTGAACAACTTGAAAAGTTGAATGCTGATAAAAAGCGGTTGAGCTCTGAGATCACAGGGCTCAATAACAATTTGCAGGTTGTGTCATCTGAGAAAAAGGCAATCGCCAACAAAATTAAACGTTTTGAACTTCAAGTTGTCGAGCTCACCAACGAGCTTAACTTGGAGAAATCTAAAAATGCTATTATTGTTGGAGGCCCTGGTCAGACATTTGCCGATAAGGCTCGTGCTCTACCTGGAAAATCAGCAAAATTGTTCAATGTTGCTTACACCAATTTGTCAGCCGTGGCTAAGGCCAGAATCAACAAAGTGTCTGAAAACCCACTTGAGGATGAAAAGAACACTGTTTTCTGGATGAAAGCGGCTTTCGATAGCACTAAACATGCAGTGTATAGGCCATACAAGTTGATACTTGGTGGCCTTTACTCAGACATGCTTGCCATGACTGACAAGTCAAGAAAGCTGTTTGATCCAGTTATTTTGGCTATTCGTGATTCCTTGTTGCCCACAGGGCAACCCCTTTCTGAAGAGGAACTTAACAATATGTTATCACATGTTCCTATTGCCGACATAAAGCTCAACAAGCATTATAGGTCCAAGGGATATAATACCCTTAAAGACCTTGCTGACGCTGGGCTTTCCCCGGAAGGGGTTGACGCAAAAGACATCCCTTTTCGAGAATCAAAGGGAAAAGCTGTTCTACGGCGTTCAGCCAAAGAAAAGCCCAGTCCCACTGTCTCTGAGCAAGATATTGATGAGATGGATCCTTTAATTGACAATGGCCAGGTCAAGCCTGATGATCCCGTCAGTTACTGGATCAAAATGCGCCAATGGTTTTTGCTTCAATTTGATCGGCTTAACACTCGCGTGAGGTCTTCTCTAAAGAAGAACCCCAACCGTTTGGCCCGTTATTACAAGCTTTCCACTGGGAACATGTTGCAGAAATGGATGCTGGTCCCATATAATTGGTATATCTGGGCCTTTCCATGATTTTGTACAACATACTGTTTCATGGTTGGTCCCTGGAAAAGGACCCTTTAACTGGAACCTATGTTTATGGGACAATTCCTCGTTTGTTATTGGATAATTATGACCTTTGCAGGTCTTATGCCAAAACAACCTGGAATAAAACCTTCAAGAAAGTGCCGCGTGCATTTTCCAATGCTTGGAAATTCATGTCCACCAAACACCCCCGAATTACTCTAGCCATTACTGCTGCTGCGGCAACAGTTGGCTATTTTGTGGGTATTGGTGTGGCATGGTCCATAGCATTTAAGATCCTTCGTTGGATCAAATTGTTTTGAG